GGGCGTTTGCTGCGATCTGTGCAGCCATGTAAGATTTGCCTGTAGATTCTAATCCTGCGATCTCCGTGACCTTGCCGACAGGGATGCCAGCCACACGTCCACGACAGACAATCGAGTCCAACCAACGCGAGCCGGTTGGGATCCATTCTTTAACTTGTGTTGGGTTCTCGCCTGTTAAATCGTGTGCAACATTTCTGCCTGCCTTCTTGTTAACGAGCCCCATCAGGTCTTGCATTGCTACACGACCTGGCTTAGCTTTCTTCTTTGCCATTTATTCCTCCTTTAAATCCATTGTAACACAATGCAATCGCTTTGGCAAGTTGGTAATGATAATTTCTGATGATTTTTTGGACTTATTCATGCCGTACGTCCATTCTGCGTCGTAAATTCTATAATCGCGGTACAGTGAGCGAATCGATTCACAATCATTATAAGATAAGATCCAATTTTCTCTTTCGCGCAGCATGGAGAACAAAGCAAGATGAGGAAAAAATTCATGCATGTCACCTTCATCTCCATATAGTTTGTTTCGCGTCGATTCTAAAAAATAGGGGGGATCGAGATAAAAATAGCAATCGTGTTTCTTTATAGAACTCTTAAAATCTGCGTACTTCACAGTGAAGTTCTTCACTTTAAAATTTCGAATGTATTCTATTTGAACGCCAGTAAAGCGAGCATAGGATGCCCTCTCAGAAAAACCACCAGCAAATGTGGCTCCAGAAAAGCTGCTACGATTAATGGCATACATTTTGGCGGCCGCTTCAAAGGTGAAAGGGTGATTCTGTTGAAGGGCAAATCTAATTTCCTCTCTAAACCTTTCAAAATCTTTTTTAGGCAAGCCTTTGGCTTGTATCTTTTGAATTTCATCATCCGATGCTCCCGGCTTCTTGTAATCATATGTTTTGGTCTTGCGATACATATCAGCCAATGTGGCTAAGCGCTCTGAATCTTTTAAAAGCGCCTGCCAAAACCAAATCAAAGGCTTAAACCCATCGTAGGCATGTACCACGACTCCCTTTTCAGCCAAAGCCAACTCAATAGATCCCCCCCCAAGAAAGGGGGAGCAAAGCTCCCCACAGTCTTCGGGTATAAGCGGCAAGATATGCTTTACGGCACGGGACTTACCGCCGGGATAACGCAATGGCGTTTTCACTTACTTGGCTGCGGCAGAGACGGACTGCGGGCGCCACGACCCAGTATCAATCACCTCTTCAAATATGTGAGCACAGGAGTCCCAGAGGTTAGACCAGCATGCGAACTCGGCATGTCGAGAGTTAAAGCGCTTGCGAAAATACATAGAAAAGCGTGTCTCAATCATGTTAAGAATCCTATACCCAGCCTCATCCCAGATGGCTTCCAAATCCTTGTCGGTAAGTCCGTTTGCCAAAATTACTTTTCCAGTCTTACGATCCAGCTTAAGAACGTTCTTTAAAAGACCGTACATTACTGGCTGCATGTAATCCGGCAGTAGTGCGCCAGTTTGTGTGCTTCCGTCAAACGTTTGCTGAGCGAAAAACTTACGCTTAGTGACAACCTTATTCATATCAGCTTTGCCACTCTTACGCACAACCTGTAACTCATCGAATGACTCGGTGGTGGATGCATTTCTTTCGAAAGCGGACCGCAAGTTCTTCTGAATATAATCATTCATAGAAAGAATGCGGTTTGCATGCATAAACAACTTTTCAAAGTCATTACTCTTGTCTGCGTCTTCTAGAATCATCGTAGAGCGATAGCCCTTTCGCAAAATGTTGTGCATTTCATCGCCGGTATCCAACCAATCACTTCTTAGTGCCGGAACACCCGTGTACATCAAAGAAATAACACGATCAATTCGACACTCTTTCTTGATTAATGTGCCGCTGACATTCTTCTCGTTTTCTCGCCATCCGATATTTGCAGAAATAGCAGCATTGAGGGATCCCTTAAGGTTGTCAAAAAGCCCACGTTGGTTCTGTTCGCTGTTCAGCTTCTGGGTTTCTCGACTGTTCCACGTTTCAGCAGCCATGCGGATTTGACCATTGTTCTCAAAGAACGCATTTTCAACAAAGTTGATAACCACCTGCTGATCAATGGCGTTGGCTGCGCCTTGTAAAATTGCCTCAACAGTGTGTTGTCCGTCGTAGTGACCAGAGCCATCCTGCGTACAAGTGAAAGAAATCGTGTTTGCCTCCTTGTTATAATCAAACGAGTTGTCATCAATGACAATACAAACTCCTCCATTATATACAGCAAACCCGGGTGTTTCTTCTAGCGTCTTACGAATCGCCTTAACCTTCTTGGACTCACTGTTTAGAGCCCGAGGGTTGGTACCATTTTCAACATTGAAAAGGTCCATATGCTCAGACACACGAATATAAGCGTGTCCGAAGCGCGCCTCTTCTTCCGAGGCAGTGGCTACCGTCACAACTGACAGCGGCAAATCCACATCACTGTGGGTGTATAGTTCAAATGTATGCATTTTATTTCTCCTTTTTGTTTATAATTTGCATTTAGCTTCATCTGCCTATCTATAGGCGAAGCATCTTAACATCTCCATCATGGAGAATATGGTCTTTTTATGATCCTTGACCACTTTGGATATACTTAATATATCAAATTCTTATTGAGTTGTCAAGGACTTTTTGGTTATTCTTTTCCTATCATTAAAATTTCTCTAGCCTTTTTGGCGCTATGAGTTCCATCTTTGTTCTTCTTTCGTCTCCCGGCGGTGTATGTCACATCGAAATACATTAGTTTGTTGTCGCCGGTCATCTCCTCAAAAAATCTATCTCCAATGTCTCTATTAGACATTATAGCATATGCTCCCTTACTTGTCGAGTCATTTAAGTACTGAACTACACTTTTTTGTAGATCATCATCAAAGTCAACTCCATATTGCGTAAAGGATCCTCTATAGGGGGGATCAAGGAAGACATACGCATTTTCTTTTACGTGTGTCAGAGTGTCCTTAAAGTCGCCTGAGAGTAGTGTGCAGTTTCTCAATGCTTTGTGCCACTCCATCACATTTTTCTTATCGTATACTTTGTCTTTCTGGTTTAAAAGCCCTGACGGTGTGCCAAAGCGGCCGTTGGTGTTCTTGTTAATCTGCCAGATTCCGTTGAATCCCGTCTTCATTAAAAAGTACAGGGCTGCAGCTTCCTCGGTCGCAGACCACTTAAAGTAATCGAATGCGTGTTCGTGGCGCAGTTCATAATAATATCTCTTCCTGTCTGCTTTTTCAAGAGGCAGGTATATTGCGGAGCATTGATCCATTAATTCAATAAATCTATGAACATCATGTTTGATTGCTCGATAAATGTTCATGATAGAATCGTTGCTGTCATTCAAGTAGAACTGCGCACTTGGATTCTTGTTGTGCGCCCATACGAACATGGCGCCGCCACCAAGAAAAGGCTCCACATAACTATCAAAGTTGGCTGGGAGCCCATTGCTTTCTTGGTATTTTTTAAGAAGGCGTGTTTTACCGCCTGCCCACATAAATAATGGTTTCATATTGTTAAAAGTGTGAGGCACCTGATGACCCTGTGCCTCCCTGTGGGACAAGCCTGTTAACCAGACACAACAGCCCCATCAAAATCTTCTTAATCATTCTCTTACTCCTTTAATTGATTATATCGTCGTGGTTTGAAAATATGCTCTCGCATATCGTAAGTTGTGTGCTGACTTTCAATGGATGGAATGTATGAATTTTTCACCATTTTATACGACGTAGCATTCATACACCCAAAACCTGCGGCCGCCAACAAATTGTTTACCTCATTATAGTTTAATCCGGCCCGGATTGCTGAGGCTGCTATCAGACGTTCCACTGGCATCTTTTTTGCCATTTTCTCTTCTCCTTAAAAAAACGTGAGGCACCTGTTCCCCGTGCCTCCCTGCGGGACAAGCCATTAACCAGACATCAATTCATCAAAGGCGCGATCAACATCACTCTTAGGACCGGCGCCGTATCTGGCAGTCTCAGAAGAACGACCTTCAGCAGATTTATCGCTGGACAGTTGTTCATCGAGAATTGCGTTGACCTGCTCGGGGCTGAGTCGCTCAAAGAGAGACTCAAAATCAGGCATACGATCAAGGAGGGCGGGGATCGCATCCTTGTCCTCAAGCAACGGCGAAGTATTACGACGCATCTTTAGGCTTGTTTGAGGGTAAGCACCGGGTTTAGTGGGCTTAGTGTATGTTAGTGTGATATCGGTTCCCTCTTGTATGTCAGTGACATCACCATACTCGGGATCGAGGATATATCCAAGCAACAATTCGTAGGCAGTCTTTCCGTATCCATATACCTTAATGCCCTCCTCTTCTCGACCCCGTACAACGACAGGCGAAAAGTACCGTTGGCGTACAAAGAGTGACTTTGCAAGCTTCTTACTTTCCTCATCGTTGTTGTCGCTTCCTTCGCGCCATAGCGCAGAAGCGAATTCACAAATTGGGCAATGCTCACCATAGTTTCGCTTCGGACATAGAATGCCTCCGCGGTGCTCACCCACATTATAGTGGAAGAACATTTCCTTTAGTGGATCACCATCCGACGTCGGGATAATACGAATGTCCGTATCTCCGTCCTCCGGTCTAAACCAAACGGAGTTTCCATTTCCGTTTGCATCATATTCGCCGCGTAGTTGTTTGAGCTTGCGGCGCATCAGCTCCATATCAATTCCCATGTTATATCTCCTTATGTATGGGTGACAATAAGCGTCCCTTACTGTCTTATACTATACCACTCTCGACGTAGCATGTCAAGAGTTTTCTTGTACTACGTTAGTATGGGCAACGCAGAACCCAAAGTCTAAATGTTCAGTTTCGTATATGGCATACGAAATTTTACGGAAGGCATTCCGTGGCTTCTCCTTAAGCTGATCTACAATATGCTTGTGCAAGGTGCCCTCCTTCGCCAACCTTTCATTGTTTATACATAAATAATAACATAAGTCGCGAGGAGTGTCAAGGTCAAAAAGCCATTTTTCTTCTAAATTTTTCATGTTCAGCATGGCCACACTGCGGATGCGATTAATCTCGGCAGGCCGGGCCATCACTCCCACTTCTGGTTCGGTGTGGGCAAAATAATTTAAGTAGTGAGCAGTAGAGAAGATGGAAGAATTGAGGCGATCAAAGTAGCTCTTAATGGGCACCTCTCCCAACGCATCTTCGATGTTCATATTGGACAACAAGGTAATAGAATTAAAAACCCCTGAACGTGTATACTCTTGTAAGACTCCATAGGCTACATTCTCCATCAGTTTAGGAATTCCAGTCAACAACGTAATATCTGGTTTAATATAGAATATATCAATCTTTTTCCCCTTTAGCTGCTCTAACACTGTGAGGGAATAATTCGAACTATAGGATGAGCCCACTATAAAGACTTGAACGTGGTCATCGACGGTAGAAAAAAACTTGGTGAGATCCGGTGGGTTTTCTTCATACTCTTCCGGTTCTTCAAAACGTTTTAATTTGAATTTATACTTAGACGTACGACTTACTTTATCATTCAACATATAAACATTATATTGAGGAGTTTTACTAAATTTTTCTGCGACGGCAGAGGCGCCGTTGCCGATACCAATTATAGAAATCATAAGCTTAAGTCTTTTAAATCCAAATAATTTTTGCCGGCGCGCAAATTAACAAGATAGTTGCCGATGCGATTATCCGCAAAGGTATCCCTTATCTGGGGGATCATTTCTCTGTCTTCGTCAGCCATATCAATTACTAATTCATCGTGAACAATATGCGATACAAAAGACTTCTTACCTTCTAACATCTTGTCTACGACCACGGCGCGCTCGATCACCAAGTCAGCAGTCGTGCTCTGAATTAAATAGTTGAGCGCCTTTCGCTTTTCCACCTTGATTCTGCGACCAAAGGGTGTCAAGATATAATCTTGATCATACCACTCTTCCAACACGCGTTCGCGGTCATAAGCTGCGGTTTCAATTGCGTCTGAATCGGGATTGTACAGCCAACTAAACAAGAGTGTCTTGGCCTCTTCCCGAGTTACACTTCCATCAAAAATGTTTTTAACATTCCACTCGTGAATATCTTGCGTAGGTTGCGCTTGTTGTGACAACGCCATTAAGGTTCTCACCTCGGCGCCATTATAATCTAAAGATAAAAACCAATCATTGCGGGGCTTTATGAGTTGCCGGAATCCCCGTTGAGAGGTCAGGACGGGAAACGATTCCGGAAAGGTTGTAAGCCTTCCTGTCACGGTTCCAAATAAATTATAGTTAATATAGTGAGCGCCCTCTAAAAGTTTTTGAGCCATGGCTCTCGATGGAGTACTATAAAACAATTCTTTACAGTTAGCCGGGTTAAGCTCAAGAGTCTGAAATTTAATTTTGTACAATAGGCGCGATGCGTCTCGTAAGTGCTCATAACATGGTGGCTTGTCGTACGTGGCGAGAACGTGTTCGGTGATTTGGTTTTTAATCTCGCAAAACTGTTTCAAAAAGTCTGCCGGCACCAAGTCGAATATGCAATGGTCCCTCAAATTAATTTTGGCAATGCGAAACGATTGAGCATATGCTTTTAGTTTGCGCTGGGCAGCTGCCAACGGCTCTTTCAAAGACGCCGGCGCAACTCTCTCTAAAGGAGCCCCCTCACAATATAGAGCAGCATATTCCACATCACTGTCACCTAAAAAACCTGTGTGTGACCATGTCTGCGTAAGATCCTCAGGCCAATTCTCAAAATATAATTGCCCATCCGCATACACTCCTACGCACTCTGTTTTATCATCTAACGTTTGAAATATCACATCTATTCCTTTTTAATAGCCTGCGCCCGTCGTAGTCGAGGGG